TAGCTACGATACCCGAAGAATGTTCGTGTGAAATTACAGAAACATGTTTAGCACTGTTAGCTGTTGAAATCAGCACCCAACCATTTGCAAGATTGTTGAGTTTTACACCCGTCATAAGCACTGGCTTCGTCGAGGTATTCGATGCACTCCACAAGAAAGATGATGTGTTTTCGGTACTATTAGCGGTTGCACCATTGTTCATTTTACCAGAAATTGGCGTCAAGGCTAGCGTTCCAACTGTGGTGGTCAATACGTTATAATATTCAACACGCGCAACAAAAGTAGCTAAATTGAAATCAGGAAGATCACCAGTCAAAACACCTGCTGCTTGTTGAAATACAAGATCACCGGGAATAAACGCAGAAGCTACAATAGTATTTGAATTCTGTCTACTGATGTTTCCGTTGATGAAATTTTCGCTGAGATATAGTAAGTTTTCACCCGAACTTCCGACAACCTTAAAGAAGACGTTGTTATTAGGACTAAAGATTCCATCATTCATCGCAAACACATCAGAAGTGTTAGAATTTAGAACATGAGAAATGTTAGCAGTAGTTGTGGTAGTACCGTCTACATTTTCTACTTGCACATTGGCATAGGCATCGAAGTTACCACTCATAGTTCTAATAACCAATGTGGTATTGCCGGATGTGTAAGAATCGACTACGGCTGTGAAAGTAGTAGATGAATTTGAAGCTCCCTGATACACAACATCGGTAGTATGAATATTAGCCGACGCATTAGTATTTGGAGTAATAGTCAAAATCTTCTTTGAATTCAATACAGTTTTGTTGCCTTTCTGAACAAAGTTATTCATCACAACATCATCTAAGAACAATCGTGCAATTTTCGATGGACGCAGATTATTGGCATCAAAGAAAATATCTTGACGACGAATGTACGGAATCAGTGTAGATCCGACTAGTACCGTGGTTTGTGTAGTGTCTACCATTTCTTATATCCTGTTATTCAATAAAATTTTGTGTTCTGCTGCTACGAGTAGCCCTAACTGGCTCAATATAGACCGGCAACGTTGTTGATGGTGCTGGTGGAATTGGTGCCCGTGGTGGCGTTAGTACAGGGAATAGCAATCTTATATCATCCCATATATTACCAATGAAGCCCCTATTACGTGGCGTAAAGTCTAAGTGTGGAATAATAGTTTCTGAAGATGTGGTAACATGTGGCGAAGTGTTAGCAGGAGCCAATGTATCACTACCCGCAGTAGTAATAACGATAGACTGTGCATTAGTTGTTGGATCTAAAACTGTAGTTAATGCATCTGCTTCATCAAACAGTTCTGCAATTCGTTCTGGACCGAAAATCTCTCTGATTATAGATTCGACCTGTGGCGAACGTAAAACATCTGGTGTGAGTTCTTCTGATACCCAAAAATCCATTTCCGGGGATAGAGTGCAATCACCCATAAATTGTGCAAACAAGAATGGCTGAACCGAAATCAACTTGCCAGTGGTTAATGCTTGAGAAACCATCGTTTCTTCTGTGAAATTCAGGGTCATGGTGCGTTCATTTTGTCTGACTGTGCTAGTAGAGAACACTTTCATAGCAAGTGGTGCATTACCAATGTGTGGTCCCATTTCATCCTCTTTCATTGTCACCTTGAAATCTGGATTTTTATAATCGGCAATGTTGTAATTCCTGAATCCCTCACCAATGATACCAAACTTGGTCTTGTCGGTGCCGTCTTCATATTTACTACCATCAGCCAAAGCTCGATTTTCGATATTGTTTAGAGCGGTATAATACTCGATACTCTGCACACGCTTATCGATACGAGAAATATCCTTCATAGTGTATCTACGATTTTCGTTGTATAACAAGCGAACATCGTTTACCGTAGCCACATATGGTGGTAGATAGATCGTATATAGAGTCATGGAATCTGCATCATCATCTGGTGGTACAGGTGTTGGTGACGATATGCCCTTGATGACTCGGAATGATTTATCCTTGCTTAGTACCAACTTGTCGATTCGCGGCAAGTAATAATCAAACGACAATTCTGTAGATGCATCTGCACTTGGCAGAACACCAACATCTAATAAGCCGCTAGCTACACCAATTCTGCGAGTAGGACGGAAGTCCAAGCAATCGCGCAGATAATGGACGCCAGCCGCACGAGAATAGTAAATTGGAATTGTACCGGCGTTGTATATCGCTTCTGAATAGGAATCAACCGAGAAGAAAGATGCACCTGTCGGATATGTATGCTGATAGAAATCGACATGCACAGTCAACATGCAATTTGGTGTATGATATCCTTGTTTTAGAGTTAAATAGGCATGATCATACATTTCGTCCGTTTGTCCAAAATTAACAGTAAAATTATCAGTTATATCACGATAATTGTCGGCAGTTGCAACCGAAGTGGCATTACCAGCCAGAATCTTACGAATTTTGATAACATCTGGTACGTATAAGCTGATTGAATCGCCGGGATGTACCCGAGTCATAGCTGGATCTGTAATAAAAATTAATCCATTGGCTACGTTGATCTTGGCTACATTATTACTACCGGCTACGTTTGCGTTTGGAACATTGACGGTGAAATCAATATTTACACCAGTATCTAATGGATAATCGAATGGAGATATTGCCAATGTAGAATTACGACGTAGTGTTTTAGTGCGTACTCGATCTTCTGTATCATTTTCTTTGACTGTTGTATAGATATCAATCACACCGATAGTAGTTGGTATTGAAAGATCGATAGTGCTACCATTCACCGCTACGTTGGCAGTAGTTGCTTTGAAAATAGAACCGTTTGTGTATGTGGCACTGGCTTCGCGAATTACTATAATGAGATTATCTTCAATGTTGTTGTTGGTGACAGACCACGGAATCGATTCAAATGCTTCTAGAGCAACAGTATATGCGCCAGCCGTAACAGCAGCACCAGCAATATACTTGGTGTGAACGTAATCGATATTATCTAAACTACCACGCTTGACAGTTGAATTCGGCAGACGGAATATTACCGGTTTGCGCGATGGTTCAAACATTTCTGCGTTGTCGTTGACCAACAACGATTGAATAGCAATATTGGCATGAGCATTAGCTTTTATGGTAGAAGTGAATGGCAGGCTAGCGTCCATCACCGATTCAATGTCCTTGATACCATAATTCAACTGGACTACCGCATCAGCAATAGGATTTGCACTATCATCAAACTTGCGATGTAGTGTCGCTACTCTGGTTGTTTCGGCATAGGCTATAATGCGGCGTGTCTGGGTAGTAACATTTGAAGACGCTGTATTCTGGATAAACACTTGGAGTGGATGGGTGTCTTTATTGTTCGCATTGATTGTTTTACTAAATGCGGTATTGACTACCAAATAATCACCGGCTGTGTTGACACGAACTATTTGTTTAGTTTCGTCACCAACACGAATCAACCAACCTACTCGTACATTACCACTAGAAAATACGCTAGCCACTGCTGAGTTTGCATTGACGACAGTAGAATTTGCCCACACGTTTGCAACGTTGACATTAGGTACTGCCGTCAAACTAATAGGTAGCACTGTCAAAGAAACGTTCAGATATGCATCAGCCTGTTTACTTGCATGTGGAGGAAGCGTGATTGTATTTCCAGACGAACCAGCCGCTTCTAGCTTGAGTATGCGCGGTTTGATCGAAATGTCGGTCATGTAGAAATTATACACACCGTTGCTGTCGTTGAATTCAAGTCCATCTGATGCTGCAATATCGCGAGAGACATTGCGAATTTTAGCAGTACCGATCTTGGTGTTGCCGTAAACAAAGTTGTTAGCAGCAACACTCACTCCAGCGGCTACATTTGCTGCATGAACGCAATGAAGATCAACTGTTTCCAGAGCTTCGGTGTCGAGGAATGAAGATAGGTTTGATCCCCACACATTCTTGAATTTGAGATAATTGCCATAAGATGTACCAAAATCGATATCGACCATACTACGATCATCCGTACCTGCGGTGCGCGGCTTCTGCACTTCTATTTTATAGGTGCCGATTGTTTCAAATTCGAATCCCTTGACGTAAGCCTTGCCCGGTTCGATGTTGAGAATATAGTTTGCATCATTAGCCGATTTAGCTACTGATGCGCGGAATGGGGTAATAGTATAATCGCCAGATTCATCAAACGTTCTGCGAGCCAGCGTCTTTTCAATTTCTGAGTAAATCGGATACTTGATTTGTTTGGTGATTACACCTTTCTCTACGCGCATCAATTCAAAGAATTGCGATTCATCGACCGCAGTATCCAGTGGACGAGTAGATAGAGCTAGAGAAAACTGATAACGATCTGCGCCGGGAGCTTGGTAATTGAACGAATCTTGTGCAGGATCAAGCAGGGTCGTGTCAATAGTCGAATCGATAATATCATCAGTCACTTCTAGACCAATTTTGACATTGGCATGTTGGCTGTAAGCTGCGACAGTAGCGGTCTGTGGTGTGACAGTAACAAAGAATCCGTCTACGTAAAAAATACCGTCATTGATGGAAACAACTGTTCCTCTACCACCAGACGAAGAATCAATACACTTAGCCTTAGTCGTAGTACCAGCAACCTTGAACACATCACCATCATCAAAGGTTACACCCGACAGATATTTTATCATTAGGGTTGGAGTGCCGCCAGATGGATAGTAAGATGCTAGAACTTTGGCTTGTACCAAAGAATCTGAATCACGAAGAATGATTTGATCTACGAACAAATCAAGTTCAACGTCTTCACTGTTATACGTTTCGTCTAGCTTGAGATAGGACATGTTGTTGTCCAACGTCAAGTTGCCACCAATAACTGGTGAACCATCTTGGAAGATGTGATCGCCAAATGCCTTGATTTGATTCTGTAAGATAGACTGAACTTGCGTCAGTTCTCTTGCTTGAACAGAAAATCCCGGCTTGAATAGAATTCTTAAATAATTGTTGTCTTTCGCATTTTGCTGAAAGTCATCATTATAAGGTTCGACGTTAAATTCCATGTGTTATCCTGCTCTTTTAAAATGATAAAACAAGTCTTATCTGTTCTGTCTGATCCACATCACGAATGATTTTTGCTCTATTCTCGATATACAACGTATCAGCAGTAAATGTCTCTATATCAGGCTCTTCGACCTCTAGAATAGTAGCTCCTGCGGAAGAAGTATCTCCAGTTAGAGTTGATCCTATCACCACATTTCCTGCTATATTATTTATGAACAATTCATTGTTGTTTGGCGACCACTCGATAACTGTAGCTGACATATTGGCTAGTGCTAAACTTGACCCAATATACACCGATTCGTCATTCAAGTAATCAGTTACACCGGGAGAAGTCAAAGTAAGTTTTGTTGTTGTCCTGTAAACCGAAGCATTTGCATATGCACCATTAGCCAAAACTGGATCACGAAGCAAACTGATCTGACGAAAATCGAACGGATAGGCATTCGTACCTACCGGCAAAGTGTCTGTCTCAGTTCCCACAAAATCGACTGAAGTCATGACCGAATAACAACCCAATTCTGCACTCGGATCACTACCATGCCCACCATGCGGAGAAATGACCACTTCAAAGCTAGCATTCGTGCCATTAGCTAATTGATCTGGATCATCTACCGTGATGGTCGCGGTCGTATAATCTGACCCACCATCGAGTATATTTAGGTCTGTGATCACGCCAGAAACAATCGTTGCGCTGATATTTGCGCCTTCTCCGTCGCCTACAACCGTGATAATAAACAGGGAAGCCGTATTGCCGTCTTCACTATTATCCAAGAAATACCCAGTGCCACCATCTGTAATATTGACTGTATCAATACGACCATTTTCTGACCCTGCGACCACGGCTGCATCGGTAATGACCGGCATCCATTTATTGGTGAAAAACTTCTGTTTTAGTCCGTATGGGATAGTATATAAGTATTTCCACTTATAGTCATCACCAGTCAGGATGTAAGGATTCTCTGGTAGCTGTCCGTCAATGTCGATAGTCGGTTCAATCGTCGATGCGGCACTATTGGCATTGTATAGGCACTTGAATACCTGATCCTTCGAATTGCGCACATAGAAGTTATTCGCAAACTGTGGATAAGTATTGCTTACCCGCACACAGCCTACATTCCAGTATACGCCACTGTTTCCTGTCGTCGCTGTATTCAGGGTGATCACGTTAGCAGCAATTCCAATTATTTCGCGGGTTTCGGTTCCAGTAGAGAAGTCACCTATAGTAATGGTGTTACCAGCCGCTACATTGCCAGTAAAGACTGCGCTGTTTTGGGTTACTAGATTGCCAGCTACGTTTACGGTGCCAAGCGATAGCCTGTCTTCAAAGCTGAATAGCGCAACATGGTCGTTATACTGGTCATAGACGACGCCGGTTATCCAGTCACGGCGTGGAACAACAACGGCTGTGTCGGCTGCTTCAATCTTCTTCATGGCTACCATGTCACGATGCACCTGATTGTTGTAATCAATGCTGTCAACCACATCTTCGATTTCGGCTGCGGTTTCTGAATTATCAGACCCCCAACGAATCGGACGCCCAAACGCAATATAGGTATTGGCGCGAGTCGGGAAGAGATAAGTCTTGATATCTTCCACAATATGAGTCTTTAGCAACTGCGTAATTTGTGCTTTCATATATACTTACTCTGAAATTCTGATAATGTCATAATCGTAATCTTCTGCTTTATAGTTAGGAGCGACCAGATAAAGGACTCCGGTATTGGACGTACTGATCGCTGTATTTAGGGTGATTACATTGCCAGCAATAACCGTAACTAATCTATCTATGACAGTATTATTGACATTCATGCGGAATACGTCGTTGACTTGTAGGAACTCGGTTACAATATTGGCATTGCTGCTGATAGTCACCAGAGCATTGCTAGCATTAGTCGCGAGCCTACCCTGACCAACATAGACAAAATCAGATTCAACAGTTAGGGTAGTATTGTTGGCAATAGTTTTGATAGTCTTGGCTTGTGAGCGCAACGGATTACCAGCATCCTTGAGCCATAGCATATCGCCCACACTGGCATAGTCTGAATTAGAAAATAGGGTGTTGTTACCTGTTACCGTATTTGCCCAAGTGTTCGCGACATTGATCGTCGAGTCGGTGACAATATCTCCCAAAATGTTGATGACAGTGTTTGGAGAGATATTCTCTGGTAGGTCGGATTTTGTAACTGTTCTGCCTAACATGACCATGCCAATTGGATGTGCGATATCTTTCATGCTATGTCGGTATTCGCGCAAGCTCTTTTCGGACTCAATGATATAAGAATAATTATGATAAGTGTTTCCGTCTTGGGTCTTTTTGTCAGCCGACAAGAAGCCGTCTGTGTTCAGATAGAATCCATTGAATTTGATCAGACCATTGAAGAATTCAGCATATCCCTTAGCCTTGCCATTGCCATAGAAATGTGGGTTAGGCAATCCAGAAGCAATAACTGCGGCTGGATAGGTAGAAGGGGCTGCGACTCTAGCCGTTTCATCGACTGTAAACACAACCGAACCGTTTGATGTAAACGGTAATGATGAATTGAAGTTATCGTATGAAGTACCGGAATAGTTGAATAATCGTAGTGTATTGATACTTCTGTTGAAGTTTTTGACAATGCCTTGGAAAGTGGCTGTGACTAATGAAGCTCCCTGATACACATGTTCACCTTCTACCAAGTGTTCAGCTTCGTCGATTGGGTCGATGACCATATCAACAACCTTGAAAGACACGATTGGCGCGTCAAGGTAATCAAATCCACGAGATATTAGACGAACATCTTTGATCCTGCCGATAGCGCCGGTTTCTATGCCTAACGAAACTCCTTCACCAAATCCGTAGGCTGACAAGGAAGCATTAGCACCACCACCAGAAACTGTCACAGTTCTGTCATCAACATCACCATAATAACCTTCACCACGATTAGTGATAACTGTCCTTACGATAGAACCAGATGCATTGACATTGACGTACCCAACAAAATCATAACCTGTGCCAGTGACAGTAATGGCATCGCCGTTAGCATATCCGGTGCCGGGATTGTCTATGTAAATATGGGCTAGTTGTCCCGTTGAACTGATCAATTGTCGATAGGCTGCTTGATTTGCTGTACCATAGGCATAATTTTCCGAGAAGAATGTGTCGTAATAGCTTTCAGTAGTTATTACTGGAGTGCTGCGGAATCCGAAACCACCATTGATAAGATTATAAAGGGCTACTCCACCAGTATCAATTGTATGGTAGGTAAGGGCTTGTTCAATCCCCGAATCAACATTAGCGTCTAATACTTCAACTACAACAGCCGAAACATTCAGGATTGCACTGCTATCGACACCAGTCAGTGTGTTCGTTCCTATCAAAAATCCTGCTGTGGTTAGCGGTAACGTATTGGCAATATTATAAAGAACGGTATTAGCCGGTCCACCAGCCCAACCCGAATTTGAGGTTAGCATCCGAGCAGTAAAATTAGCTGTTGCGAACGAAGCTCCATTAGCATAAACATGTTCGTTATTATACCATGCAGTACCGTTATTATTTACAGTAAGAACTGCATTATGATTGTTTCCCGTAAAGAGCGCATAGTCGGCACTGTTTATTAGTGTGCTAGCCAGATACTCAATTGGCATCATGTCTACATTGATAGATTCAGCAAACTTGACTTGACTGTTGGCAACATTATCGACCTCAGTAATACCACTTACCCGAATATCAGTAGACAAATTAGCGTTGTCGTCGTCACCCACAGACCTGAAAACTATAACTTCGGTGTTACTGTAGAGGCGATATCCGTAGCCGGGGAATGTGACTGTCAGACCTTCAATAGATCCTACTGTAACATTGCCGACAACAGCAACCGCATCATTAGCTTCAGCCGTATCGTTCAAGCCACCATAGACAATTACTGGATCACCTACGTTGTAGAGCAGACCGCGCCGTTTTTGCTGCGGGTCAGTGATAATGTTAGAATCGATCTTGATGCCGGAAATAGCTCCAATGATCTTCTCAGAAAACGTTTGTTCTGCATCATTCTCATCGGTATAGATAATCTCTAGATTTTCGCCATTTGTGAATTCCCGCGTAACATTCGACACATACATTTCGAGAATTTCGTTGCCGAAAGACCGGTCAACAGTCTTGTTGGCTGATTCAATGATACAAGTAGCTTTAGATACGCTTCCAATACCCTTGTGATTTTCCAGTAGATTTACATCAATACTGGCATTGTTTGCACTTAGAGTTAGCTGGAAGGCTTGGGGAAGTTTCCACTTACCGTCTGAAGCAATAAGAATTTGCTGCTTTGGATAATAGACTTCAACATCTTGTCCGAACAAGACGCGAAACAACCACTGAATCGATTCAATACTGCCTTTCTTGATATAGAATTCACGCGCACCCTTGAGGACTTTGACCAGATCTAGCTCTAGGGCTTGTGGGAAATATGGCAGGAGTTCCGCTTTGAACAGGCGAACGAATGGCTCTAATGTCTCATCAATGTCGCGGTATTTCTCCGCATTCATGATGTGATATACAGTATTACCCTTGTTTTCCTTTTCTAGCCAGTCATAGTAAACTTCAAGAAAGGCTTTGAATTGAGGATGATCAGACCTTACAAAATCTGGTAATTGTCTATCGACAAGGGCTGAAATAGTTTTTTCCAAAGCTGCCATTTATCGTGCTACTGTACTGATTCTGATATCTATTGCGGCTGGATCGCTGTCGTCAAGTGTCAAGATTGCGTTACGCTTTGTTGAAAATACATTAGTGTTTGGTTGTGCCTTGAAGGTCATGGTGCCAAAAGGATCGTCTACGCTAGTCGGCGCAAAACTGTTTATTTGGATATATCCAGCATCATAGTATATTGTGCCGATATTAGGATTGATCACTCGCTTGATGTTATTGGTGTCCAAGTAGTACAGCCGGAGTGTGCCCCTTTTGCCTTGTAGTACAGCACTCAATTCTGCGCCAGTACCTTCATTCTGCTTGCTCTTGGTTACACGCACTACTGCTGATGAATAGCCGGTTCCTGCGGCTGTGACCGTTACACTCTTTAGTTTGCCATTGACGATAAGGGCTTTGGCTTTTGCGCCCGAACCGTCACCATCGATGACAACCGTTGGCGTTTCTGTATATCCAGCACCAGTGGCTAACACTTCAATCGATTCTATGCCAGTAAATGACTGTGGGATTTCTTCAATGAACGCGACTCTATCCTTGCCGATTGCATCCACATAGCCAAAAGATGGTTCGCTATACAGACGATCAATAGCCGTTCCTCTCTTGAGTGGTACATGGAAATCGATCTTATAGGACTTAGCTGTGTTCAGTACCGGACGGAAACGCTTTTCAATCAGCACCCGAACACTGTTATTTTCAATTGAAGAATCTGCATCATCTATCGCACGAATCAACTTGCTCATTTTGAAATCGTTGTTGAAGGTGTTTAGATAGGTGTCTGCAAAATCGGTAACTGCGGTACGAACTGCGGCTTGAATACCACCAGCCGTAAGGCTTGTTTGACGAGGATCATAGACCACATCAATAATGAAATTCATATAATTGTAATCAGCTTCTACATATTCCGGGGTTACAGTCAGCACGGAAATTGGCTTGATAACGAAATCCTTTATATACTGGACTTCAGATACTGTAATCTCATAGTTGCCGCGTGGCTTGAGTGAGAAAAAGATCTTGCCATATACTGGAGGACTACTTTCTTCGCCACCCCAAACTGCGACCGAATCGAAGTAAGGATAGTTCCTGTTGATTAGTGAGATATAGTCATTCTTAGTAACTGCACGATTTTGAGCAATAAAGCTCTTTGGTGCAGTAAACTTGATCTGGTCAATCGTTTCTTCTATATTACCAGCCGAAGATTCAGTTACTAGTGTTATAGTAACTCCTGCTCCCGGCATGATATTATCCGACAGCTTGAATGTCTTGATACCATTAGCTGCATCACCAGATGTAATTACATATGAAACAATGACTAGATTACCGTTTTCGAGTGCTTTGCCTATTACATCATCACCAAAATAGATTTGATATTTGCCAAGACGATTTTCTTCTAGGTAATATACGGCTGCATCAGACGTTACTTCGGTCGCATCTTCGGCTAGTTCGAATGTTTCTAGAGAGTTGTTATCAACCGATTTTTGTACTTGTACAATAAGAGTAGAGGTATCAATGCCCACATCTGGTAGAGCAAATATTTGTTTTGCATTAGTCGCTTCAACATAGGTGTACACATATGAAGCAGGATTACCTTCCTTGATCTGAACATTGTCAAAATTGAAATATCCAGCGTTATTCTTACTAACTACTAGCTGATCTGTCGTCACGAAAGTATAGCTCTTACCGTCTTTTGGTGCAGCCGTAAACTTAGTAAACTTTGGTATCGTCATTGCTGAGTTAGATCCACCACCCACTTCTTGGAACGAAACGTTGATAGTGGCTTGTGAAGCGACTCTGGAACGTGGTGTGTATCCAAGTAATTTGGCGTGAGAAACAACTGATTGACGCAACACAGCCGAATCGATAAACATTTCGTTCGCCAACATGTTCATATAGAAAGCATTATAGTGAGTGTTGTATGCTAGTACATCTAACAGAACGCTCAACCCTGATCCGTCGAAGTCATAGTCGGTAAACTCCGCTTGCTGTTGCATGAACGTCTTTAAGTTAGCCTTGATTGTGTCAAAGTCTAATTCTGTAATTCGTAATGGTGCTGTCATTTTATCTGACTCTTTCTAGAAAGAAGGTTATGTTGGTTGGTTTTTCATTATTGAGAATGAAAAACGACATGGTTACATTATATCCCTGTCCATCAAAATCTGGTACTACAATCACTTCATTCAAATTTACTCGCGGTTCAAATTCACCAATCACTGAACGAATGGCTGTACCGATAGCCGATGATGTAATGTTGTCCACTGGTTCGAATAGCTGTCTTCTAAGATTGCTAAAAATTCGTGGTTGAAACAGTTTCTCATACTTGGAAAGTGAAAGCAAATTCATAATCGATTGAATAATGGCTGCATCACCGATCTTTTTGGTAACATCACCAGTAACAGGATGAGCCGCAAAGCTCATATCAATATCTTTATAAACTCGTGTAGTAATTGCCATACTTACATTTCCGCTTCGATTGCTTGGATAGTTACCGTATTTAGTGTCTGTCGAGGAATCGCGTTGCCATTGTCATCAGTATAGGCTTGGGTCAGTTTATAGGCAATTTCCAGTGCTTCGACCAGCTTTCTAGTTGCAATAAAGTTAGTATAATCTGAATCAATCAATGCTTGGATAGTCGCACGACGAGTTATCATTAGAGTAGCATAAGCGAGTATACTCGCTTGCTTAGTAGCGGTTGATTGGGCATTGAATACATCACTGGCTAGCGTGTTCAACATGTCACGAAAGTCCCGAGCCAGTTTACCTACTGCTTCTGGATGCAGGAGAGACTCAGACTGTAGTTGCACATAGTCAACCCCATCATCCAGATAGGAAGATACGATTTCATGGTTCGAAACAATCTCGGTTTGGCTCATATCTTCGAATGACTCAGCCACTCGCGCAATACGTAGTCTAGTCCCATGAATGACGAAATCGGTGTTCGCGACAGTTGTAGTAGCTAAAACTTCGACCTTATTATTCAGTAATCGCGTTGTATAGGTCATGAACGGGTCTTCTGAGTAAACCGAAGCGACTTCGCGAGTGTACGGATGATAGTTGTCGTGCAGGATGTATATCTCGTTTACTTGGTGTCCACGATCTGTTTGTGCCGCAGTGGCTTGAATCGTGTACTTAGCCGAACGGAATTTACGAGAGTCGAAGTCAAAGATCACTGTCGGACCACCCGAAAAGTCATTTAGGTTCAGGAATTCATCGGTCGAGTCGCCGGTTTCTTCCGCATTCGGACTGTCGCTAGCTAGCACTAATCCAGCAATTCGGTCAGTATGATCTTTGAAGACACTTAGCTGAGACACGCCACCAGAAAGCCCATCGGGTCCACCGACAGATTCGCGCAGGGTTTTATACTCAGCAGTCAGTGAAGAATTCGCATAGACCACGGCTAGAGCCACATTCAGGTTGGCATAGTTGTTGTCGGTATAATACAGCAGTAAATCTTGAGTATCAACGACTATTGTTGCCAGCGGATTGTGTGAGAATACGGTCAATCCTGCTTGCAAACCATTCGCATTAGCAGCGGCTTCTTTAGCCAACGCAATCATTCCAGACGGAAGAATTGGACTGGTAGCATTTTGGTCTAGAGCTAATGGTGATTCAACTACAGCAGCAGCCGTCGCATCCAAAGTCGCAAAAATTGGGTCAACAACTGTGACGAAAGCTTTGGTTTTTGTAGTTCTAACGTTCTTAGTCGCAACCGGCGCAGAAGCGGCATTTGACGATACATCTGACGATTCGGCTGTTATCTTTACGCTGGTAGTAAGCGGATATAGCTTCTTGCCAGTAACGTAATGAGTAGCTGCCTTTTCTGTCAAGTCTTCTGGCAACAGTGTTTTATACAGGTCAAATTCAATACTGCGCACCTCTCCTGACGCAACGATAGATGCGCAATTTGTCTGGATTTCGGTGCGTAGTTCTACTGATAAATTATTGATCTTACCAGACAGACCATTCATGGTATCTTCGAAGAAGTTGGCTTGTAGGCGTAGTTTCTTACTGCTTCGCTCCGTGAGCAAGGCAGTGTTCATCAACTGAATAGCGTCTCGCGCTTCGACGATTACAGGATCAGGACTCCACGTTTTAGTCATTACTGTAGTCATGACGGTGTACTCAATCCGGTGTTACTTGGTGAGTCGGCACTACCGTCTGGAAGTATCTTGCCAATGCCATGACGACCCATGACTTTGTTGGATATCTTACCGGCTAGCGATACGGACGTTCCCTGTATGGTTGTCGAAGATCCCTTTATGTTCATTTTGCCACCAGAACCGATCTTCGTCACGCCGCTTGACTTGATATCAACAGTAGAACCGGATTCCACCTTCAAAGCTCCACCAGCCTTGATTCGTACATCACCGGTTGCTGCCATGTTGATTTCATTGGCTTCGACGTTCAGCTTGCCGGAAGTCTTGAGATTGCAGTCACCAATCACGACGATGTTGCACTTGCCGTTTACTGACAGATAATCAGACCCTACGATCACGGTATAATTATCCTTGACGATCTTTTGCACCCGATTGCCGGTTGCATCCATCTCGATGAAGCTACCGTTCTTGTGAGCCAAATTGACCCGTTCTTTGTCTTTAGTGTCGTCCAGTTCGAAGGCATGACCAGACTCAGATTCGAGGGCTAGATTGAACGGATATACTGGCGCAAAGGTTGGTGCTGGTTCATCCCAAGTTACGCCTCCAGCCCCTTTTACATCGGTCTTGAGATTGCGTCTGCGAGTCTCAATTACTGTACCATCTTCGCGCCCTCTGGATAGCCGATTTAGGGTAGGTTCATTGACACGTTTTGGATAGACGCCAGCCGGATCAGAGAATCCTTTAGTCGAGTCTGGACTATCCTTTGGCTTGCCAGTCAGCACTCCCAAGATGACTGGATGCTGTGCGGAAGTACCGTCTGCGAAGAAACCGACAACCCAATCACCCTCTTTCGGCGTATAGGCGGCAGGCATGTTATTCGGATGTACCGGATGCGCCCACGGCAGGGTATCAGTAGGAATAAGCGATTTATCGTCAGTATGCCAGCCAAAGCACCTGACCCGGACACGACCTAGCTGCTCTGGATCGTTGCGGTCTTCTACTACACCCATCCACCAGATGAAGCCCTCTTTGCCTATGAAGTATCTTAGGTCGCTCATGCTGTCATCTTTGCTATATTCATAGCTATATTTTCATCAATAGCTGGTAATGCTTCTGGTATGGAATCTCGTGCTACCATGATCAATGATTGGAATAGATGATTGATCATGTCAAATTTGTGATTGACAGCCACAATCAAATAACGCCCAGATTTGCGTTTATCCACCATGTCAGATTCTGAGGGTGTAATACTGTATGGAAAGATCAAACTGACCATCTTACCTACTTGTGCGTTTATGTTGCCGGGAACGACGATCTCTAATAAATTACTGTTTAGAGCAGCCAATGCCATGACACGTTTAATCCAAGATTCACTGTGGTTTTTTTGATCTGTTGAAGTTTTTTCTGTCTGTAAATATGTCAAAAAATGAGCATCAGAGCTATCAAATAATAGCGTACCAACATCATTTTTAGGATTGCTCATAGCTGGATTCGGGTACAAAGTTGGTAGATCATCTAATCCATATTCATTCGCAATGAACGTCTGGTTGAATGGATCTAAACCCAATAATTTCATGGCATATCCACCACTCGCAACCGAATTCAACACATCAAAATCATGTTTGAATTCGAATGAATCAATAGAAAATTTGTCCGAAAATAACTTCTTATCAACGGTTTTGCGTTGAAGAACGAAAGCTTGTTTATTAATGTCGGCTTCTTGATATAGATTTTGCAATGAACGGAAGTTAAAACCGTCAAGATTTTCATAGAAAAAGTAACAAGTTTGGTTTACATTAAATGCTCTCGTAGTCAGCCATTGTATAGCTTCTGTCGGACGATAATTCGGAATGATTACATCCACCACTTCTGATGTTTCATCTACCTTTATTTTATCGGATGAAATCTTTAAGTGGTTGATCATGATATCAATTGCGATATCCGATATTTTTGAAGCTTTATAAGCCTTACTGATTTTTTTAGTGTTTGATTGCACCAATTCATCCGACACAAAATACACGAAATACTGTTGTGCGTTATTCAATATAGTTTTTCTATTACTAATTTTGTATATACGAAAAGCTTTTTTAATAAGGACTTTTTGCTGTGGTTCTATAAGATGCAAAAATATATATTCAGCACCATGAAAAGCTGTACGTGCATAGAAATCAATGGCGTCGGTTACTAGTAGTTCACCGTTTATGAATCCTAGATAAAGATCTTGTCGTACTTGAACTTCTTGTACAAGACCAGTGATATCCGTAGCATTTCCCTGCGAATCGACAATAGCAATAGATCCAATACGAAAGTCACGACTATCTACATACTTATCTTCTGCAATACGTTGTGACGTAACTTGATATTCTTGTAGTTCTTCAATTGGCATCGCGCATCAATCTTTTAAATTCGACTTCGACAGACACAACATACTTAGTATCTAATAAATTAATGGTTCGTCGGGCTTCATTAAGTGTTTCCTCATAGGTATAATTAGAAATGGCATGATTGACTGTGGTCGTCTTGACCTTTATACCACTAGGGAACGATTCAGTCGTAGTGCCGACAGTCGTTGAAGTATCAGCCGATCCGGGTAAAGACGGTGTGGCTTCTACGGCACCTGTCGTTTGGTTGAATAGCGTAGCCGAAATAACATATATGTCTTCTGTGCTGCTTTGCAATATATTATTGAACAAGACCTCACGAGTTACTCGTTGCTCATAATGACGAATAGTGGTTAATGACGCAGCCAAACTCTGAGAATACTTGACCTTAATCAATTCTTCGTTTTCGGCTTGAGTAAGTGGGAATTCATACAAAGGATTCATGATTCTATTGAACAACAAGACGATCCAATGGCGATTGGGATCACCATACAGTTTATCGGCAATTTGCTCAGGTGTTTCGCCTTCTTTCACCTGATAAGAATAGAAAGCACCTATATTCTCTTGGAGTTCCTTTAAGAAAGAACTTCTGGTAAGTATATTAGTCAAGACAATGTTATTGGTTGGGTTTTGTATGTCTGGATATAAAACTAATGGTAGTTGTCTAAAATACATGTTAGTATCCTATATCTCTAAGTGCTTTATGCATTGCTTCTAGTTCTACAAAGTTCAACACCATTTGAATTTGAAGAGGCATACCATCTCTATATGATGCCCATTGTTCTAACCCACCCGAATAATTAACATCGACAGTTTGAAGAACACAAGTGGATATTCTTGGTAGGTTCAAATTTAGCGAATTTTTATATTTAAATTCGATACCAAAATAAGATGGTGGTATGATATAGCGACCACCACCCCTAAGTAATTGTGGAGAAGCATGATATTTAAATCTATTAATAATCGATATGCAGGTGTTTGCTTCTTTTTCATTTCTTGGAGTCATAGTGAAATCAAATTGGAATTCGCGCATTTGTGTGCCACTATAAAGAACTTCGAATTGTGGATTTTTAGCATATCCCTTCACTAATAATGTCGTTTGTGATAGTGTTGCAGGATCAGCACCCACCTTACTAGCTATAGCTCCCGTTATAAGTTCCCAAAATGGCAATTTAACACTTTCTACTATGGATTCTCCAGCCTTTATAGCTTCCAACGCGCTACTAGCAGCTTCTGCGGCTAAACCCGCAACCCCCATAGCTTCAGTAATTGATTTGGTTTGATAATCATTAGTAACCCTATCATTCCACGCACCTTGTGGTAAATACATAGCAATTAAATCGGATGGTTCAGCACGACGTTCAAAATCTGTGAACGTCGCACTCAAATCTGTATTACGCGAACTAAATTCTTTTGAATTTTGATGATCTATAATAGCCATTGTTGGTTTTATCTTGGGTGTCAGCGTACCACGAACAACATCACCCGAAACTTTCGGTATTGCTGATGGTGGTGGAATTTTATCTACATATTCACTACTATTCGCTGGGACTGGAGTAAAACACTGAAATTCTATTGTGTGAGGATACAAATCAGGATTGCCAACTTCTAATGGATATCGAAGAGTAGAATATAGAGTATAATTCCTTTGTTCAAGAGCGGCTAATGGACCGAAGCTTTTCTTGACAATACTACCAATTTGAGTAATTTGAGATGTAAGATTCGTAATGAAACTCATACTATTTTCCTAACTTAGATTTTATACGCATTATTTAGCAGTTATACAACAACATTTATGGGGTGTAAAACATCCCTAGACGCGCTTCGAATAAATGACGGATCACGAGATATCGCTGATGCTGATGTTATTGGTCGTTGATTCATAGTGTTGTTTTGAGTGGTTTGATTAATCACTGGTGCCACTACTGTTGGTGATCCTGACTCTGGTTGACTTTTATTGTTTTGTAATTTGCGAGATTGCTGATCGATATTTTTACCAATATTAGATATTACAGATTGAATTTCTGGACTTTTTATAGTCGGGTCGTGCCTACTACCTGTCATATGCGTATCTGGATCTTCAAAGGAATCCCACTGTGAAGCTAAACCTTTCTGAAAATCTTCGGTACTAATTAATCCTTTCTTAAAATCATTATAATGGGCTTCATTAGTAATCAAGTAATTTGCCATTCTGTCTTGCAATTCAGGACTAAAAACATCGGTATCTTTAAGTTTCATCAGACCTACCAAGCCCCCCTTTGGAAATTTTGGAGTATGATTTCCTTTTGGACCGAATAATGTTGTTCGAACAATTTGGTATCTACCAACCGCACTCGATTTTTGAGTATTTCTGGGATTATTAAGCATTTCAGATTGTAACTCACGAACTTCAGCCAACGTCATTTTACTGAGTGGTTTTTCAGTTGGTTTATTATAGGCACCATATTCCAAAGGAACATCATATCCACTTTCATACCCACTTTTCTTTGCTCGTCTATCAGTAGTTCCTTCACCTTTAGCAATAAGCTCGCGTAATCCACCCAATTCTGCTGTTTCTTTGTTCCTCAATTCTCCCATTTTTGTTGGACGCGCAATCGGTCCTTTTGTTGCCGGTTCCGATATAACTTCTCCATTTTCTCCACGATTAATTACACCAGTGCGGTATGCTTTGTCTATTCGTTTTTTCTGTGCTTCTGCTTCTGCCGATTCATAATCTGTACCAGTTACTTTCCCCAAAAAATCTAGCATATTTGTAGTTAAGAACTCAAATTTATGTCTTAACCAAACACCAAGTTCCCACCCAAGTAAAAGACCGAGCGCACCAACCAAGACGTACATGCCTGTCTTTGCTGGATTGAAAATTGACATGATTCCATCACCCCCAGCCGCAGCTTTAAATTCTTTCATCATTTTCCAATTTTTATCAAGTCTTTTACTCATTTCTTCACGTAATTGTGATATCGGATCTAGTTTTTTATTAGGTAAAGGATCAATCTCTTTAGGATCGGTTTTAACTTTTTTCACTTCTCCACGTTCTTTTCTATCTTCCTTTAGTGCTAGTTTTGCGGTGAGTTTCGCTGCTTCTTTTATTGCAGAATTCATGAAACCTTTATTGGGTTTCTTACCCAACTTGCCGCTCTTGGTTATAATTCTAAATTGATTGCCCTCTGGTGCTAGAGGATCATACTGAATTTGTACTGATTCTAATGGATCGCGCTTATTATACTGAATAAAGCCCCGCTCATTACGTACATTTCCCCGGTGTTCATCTTCTTTTTTCTTACCGGTTAGATCGAAATCTCTCCAATCACCATATAGTTCGTCGTCTTCTTTTTCCTTGTAACCCCTAGCCGTAATAATTTTTGGTGACAACAATTGTTTGATATCGGTCACATCTTCTCTTACGTTATCAACAGCATTAGCTAACACTTTAAGATGAACATCAATACCTTTTAGATAACCAGATATACGAGCTTCACTAACACCACCACCACCACCACCACTACTACCACTATCGCCACGGTTTCTGCTTACTTGCGCTACTTTACGTTCCATCTTAGCAGCGTCTGGATCATATTTGGAGAAAAAACGATCAATCCACACAGCCGCTTCTGGTTTTCCTAAAAATCGTAGGGTATCCGCAACTGCATTGGATTTATAGCCCTTACCTCCACGCGGCGCACCTCTTCTTTTTCTTTGTTCATACCACCGCGACAAACCAGCCATAACACGACTTTGATCACGCGCACCAGCTTGCATCATAGCAC